AGCGGCGAAGGCGAAAGCTGGCACGCGGTGTTCGTGGAATACGGCAGCCCGCACAACAAGGCCGACCCCGGTATCCGTAATGCGTTTGACAGGAATAAGCGGAAGGCCCGGCAGATACAGGTCGAGGTTTTGAAGCAGGAAGGAGCGCCGGTCGATGGCTGACAACATATTTGATATCCTCGGCGCGGCGCTCGACGCTTCGGGATACATCTACCGGCAGCAGGGCTCGTTCGCCCCGGACGAGGTCCTCCCTGAAACCTTCATCACCTACCAGGTCATTTTCAAAGAGGACGTCGCGCATGCAGGCAACGCTCCGTACGCGAGCTCGGCGCGGGTGCAGGTGGCGCTGTATTCGAAGGACCCGGCCGTGGTGTAATCCGCCGATGATACGCTTAAAGGCATCTTGTGCCCGGCTGGGTTCACGCGCTATACAGGCCGGCAGCTGCCGTATATGGCCGATACCGGGCATTACGGCTACACCTGCGACTACAAATATCTGCTACAGGAGGACTAACAGATGGATAAGACATTCTTTCCGATCACGGGCATTGAAGCGCTTTTTATCGCGGAAAATGTGCAGGATTCGGCAGCGGCATATCAGGCTGACGCGCCTGAGGAATTTGCTCCCGCGGAGAGCGGGGAGTGGGGCGAGGAGCAGGGCAGCAAGGAGTTGTACTACAACAACGTCCTGCAGGACATCTATTACGGTATCAAAAAGAGCACGATCACGGTGAAAATCTCCGGCATCTCGGCGGAGAAGGACGCGGCCATCCGCGGCGTGTACTATGATGCAACCACAGGCCGCGCCATCAGCACCGGTAACGAGGAACCGCCCTACTGCGCGCTCGGCATGAAGATCAACAAAGGCCGGGGCGATTACATCTACATCTGGTTCCCCAAGGGCAAGTTCAGCGGAGGCAAGATCACGGCCGAAACCAAAACCGGCGATGTGAGCGTCCAGACGATGGAGTACACGTTCGCAGCGCTGGCGACAGACAAGCAGTTTACCGTGAACGGGAAGTTGGCCGGTGTGACGTGGGTCAAAGGCGATACCACCGATCCGACGTTCGACGGTTCTGCGTGGTTCTCGGAGGTACAGACGCCTGATCAGGCAGCTTAAGGTTTCCTGATATATAAGGAGATTATATGAAAGCAATCGTGCTTCATTTTACGGACGGGCAGGGCAAGGCCACGAAAACATATTCCGCGGTCAGCATCAAGACCGGCCTCGTGGACAGGATCTTTGACCTGGCGTCCACGGCGAAGGAGCTCGAAAACGGCTCGCAGGATATGGCGCTGATCCGGCAGTTTTTCAGCGAGGTCAAAGCGGTCATCGTGGCGCTGTTCGGGAACCAGTTCACGTACGACGAACTGCAGGACGGCGTGGAACAGAATGAGCTGATGCGGTGCTTCACCAGCGCCTGCACGGCGATTACCGGTGAACTGTCAAAAAACGCATAGACGGGGGAGGAGCAACTGACGATTCCCCCGAGAGCGCAAAGCATGCGCTTCTTAATTACAAATGGAGTATCCATAAGGCTTACGGCTGGAGCCTTGGCGATATCGACGCTGCGGATTTCATCAATCTCGTGGCGTTTTTGCAGTTCGGGAACGAACAGCGGCAGGGTACGCGGTCGAGCGCTGAGCGAGGCATACGGACAGAAACGCCGCCGCCGTGGTGGTAAAGGGGTGAACGATTTTGGCTGAAAACAAAAACGATATCAGCGGGAAAGTCGGCCTGAATACCACGGATTTCAAGGCGGGTATCAGCGAGATCAACCGCAATATCACCGTCATTCAGTCCGGTTTCAAGGCCGCTGCCGCCGGGATGGACGACTGGAGCAGAAGCGCTACCGGGCTGCAGACGCGCATTGACGCGCTCTCCGGCATTACGGAGCTGCAGCATAAGAAAGTTGCGGCGCTTAAGGAGCAGTATAAGGCGGTCGCAGCAGAGCAGGGCGAAAGCAGCAAGGCCGCGCAGAACTTAGAGATTCGTATCAACAAAGAACAGGCCGCGCCGAAGCTGCTGGAGGCGTTCGGAGGTATGATCCAAAGCCTGGTGCCCACCGTGACGGAACTGCTGCCGCAGATCATCTCGGTCGGTTTGCAGTTCACCCAGATGCTGATTACCAGCGTCGTGACGAACGCACCGCAGTTGATCCCCGCGGCAATGGCGGCGATCGCGCAGCTCGTGCAGGGCCTTATGGCCATGCTGCCGCAGATCGCGACCTTTGCGGTGCAGCTGATATCATCCCTTGCACAGACCATATTGGCGAACCTGCCGGCCATCATTCAGGCGGGTATCGACACCCTTCTCGCGCTGATCAACGGTATTACGGAGGCGCTCCCGGAGCTGATCCCGGCGATCGTGTCGGCAATCGAGCTCGTGATCCAGACCCTCGTGAATAACCTGCCCGCGATTGTCGAAGCCGGGCTGCAGCTGTTGCTGGCGCTGGTGGAGGGGCTGGTCGAGGCGCTCCCGCAACTCATCCAGTTCGTGATCGACATGATCCCGCAGCTGGTGGAAACCGTCATGGAGCTGCTGCCGCAGATCATCGACGCCGGTATTGCGCTGCTGCTGGCGCTGATCGAAGGCATCGTGGCGGCGCTGCCGCAGCTGATCCAGGCGGTCATCGACATGATCCCGAAGATCGTAAAAGCCATCGTAGACAACCTTCCGAAGCTGGTGCAGGCCGGTATCAAAATCATCGTGGCGGTGCTGCAGGGCATTGTGGAGAACCTGCCCACGGTCATATGGGAATTCATTAAGATGATCCCCAGCATCGTATCGGCGTTAGCGGACGGCGCGTGGCAGCTGATCAAAGCGGGCGGAGAATTCGTCTGGGACCTCATCAAGGGTGTCGGCGAGGCGGCATGGAACCTCATTAAAACTGCGGGGGATCTGGCGTGGTATTTTATCAAAGGGTTGTGGGAAGGCATCAAGAGCACGGCGAACTGGCTGTGGAACAAGATCAAGGGCTTTTTCGCCGATATCATCGACGGTATTAAAGAGTTCCTCGGCATCCATTCGCCGTCGGCCCTCATGGCGGGGTTCGGCGAGAACATGGCGCTCGGCCTTGGCGGCGGGTTCACCAAAAGCCTTGCCAGCGTGTCGCGGGACATGCTCTCCTCGCTGGCTAAGGAAACCGGCAAGCTGCAGGCGTCGGCGGCAATCAGCCTCGTGCCCGGCGGCGCGGCGATGGGCGCTTCGGCACTGACGAATAACTACAATATGAGCTATACGATCAACAGCCCGACGGCGCTGTCTTTGCGGGAGATACGGCAGGAGATGCTGCTCGCGCAGCAGCGACAGGCTTTATTGAGGGGATAAGGTATGCCGGCACAACGATATATGTTCACCGATGGTGTGACCACCATTGAGCTCAAATACGTGACGGCCGTCCAGGGGCTGGGATCTCCGCCGGTCAATATCGCGACGTCGGGGGTGTTCAATCAGGACGGCGTATCGGTGAATTCGATCTGGTATCAGGCACGTCCGGTGACGCTCTCCTTTGACATCCGGCAGGCAAACTATGCTGCGGCAGTTGCAGAGCGTAGGGCGCTGATACGGTTCTTCGCGGATAAGCAGCCCAAGACATTTCTGTACAGCCGGAACAACTGGACGGTGTACCTGTCCCCGGTCTATCTCGTGGCCCCGATCGACACCGGCATCGAAGAGGTAAGGATACTCAGCACATCCCTGCAGTTCCTCGCGGCGAACCCGTACCTGAAGCGGGACATTCCGTTTTCGTCCGTTGCACTGGAAACGGCGGAGCTGGAGTACGACGAGGCGGAAGGTTTCGAGTATCCATTAGAAGGTGCGGAGTATTCGACCGCGCAGACGGCGCTCACGGTATTCAATTCAGGCGACGTGGACTCTTCGGCCGTCATTCATTTTATCGGCGGCGCGGAAAACCCGTACGTGCAAAACGACACCACCGGCAAGCGGGTGACGGTCACGAAAACGCTCGAACCATACGAGATGCTCGTCATCGACTCGGAGACGCGCACGGTGCGGGTCATCGACAACGAAGGGAACAGCAACAACGCATTCCAGTATCTTGCGGAGGGCAGCGAATTTATTGAGCTCGTGCCGGGAGCGAATATCATCTCCTTCGGTTCGTCAGGCGGCGCGATCGGGTACGTGGAGGTAGGAGGGGCGGAATATTATGCGGGTATATAGCCCCTCTCCTGAATTCACTCCGCTTGCGGAGGTGACAAACTACACCCGGCTTCAGATCATACGGCGCTTTGTGGGACGGTCGGTTGTTCAGATCGATTTCCCGGCCGAGGCCGAGGCTGTGAGCTACATGCAGAAAAACTGCTGGATCGTAGCGGACGACGAGCCATATATCATCCGTACCATCACGCAGACCGAGAAGACGGTGACGGTGTACGGTTTCGGCGGGCATTTTGGCCTCGAAGGCCGGATTACCATACCTCCGGCCGGAATGTATGCAATATCAAAAACCGGCAGTACAGACTGTGTGGTTAAAGAATTTATTCTGAAATCCACAGCTACAGCTAACCGATCCTTGAACATTATATGCGCGGATGTGCAGGGAGATGATATCATCTCCGACCAAAGCCGCCTGAAAAATCTCGGCGATGAGGTGGCGCGGGTGCTCATCGGCGCAGGCCGGGGAGAGCGATTTTGTATTGAAAACGGCGCTATTCTTTTTGATACATATGCAGGAACCGACCGGTCGGCGAGCTGCGTGTTTGACTTGAAGTACAAGAATATCAAGGACTTTACCTACACGCTGGATGCCACAAAGACACAGAGCACCCCGATTGTGGGCGGGGCCGGTGAGGGCACAGAGAGGGAAATATACATCACAGGCGAAGACGCGGCCGGGTGGGACAGGCGCGAGGTATTCATCGACGCGCGCGATGTGGACGCAGGCGATACGGATACGCTCACCCAGCGTGCACTGCAGGCGCTGATCGCGGACGACCAGCAGGTCAAGGCTGACGTTGCATCCAGCGCTAACCTCGTCTTTGGCGTGGACTATTTCCTTGGGGATATCGTGACGGTCAACATCCGGGTGAAGACCTATGCGGCGGCGGGTGCATATTTCAACCCGGCAGTCGTAACCATCCCGCTGGCTGTGCGCATCACGGAAGACACCGAGACCATAGACAACGGGACGAGGACGGTGGATCTGACATTCGGGAGCACCATCCTGCAGAGTGATGCCGTGCAGACGCGGAGCGCGATTTCGCAGCTTCAGTCGACGGAGGGTGCCTCCGGTTCGAATATCGAAACCCTGGTCAGTGCAGTCAAGCACGCCATGTACCGGGTGGGGGACGTGATCATCACAGAAAACCCGGACAACCCGGCAGCCGAGTACGGCGGCACATGGATTCCTTACGGCTCAGGCCGGGTTCCGGTGGGGTTTACCGAAGGCGACCCGGACTTTGGGACGATCGGCGCTACTCCGGGCGAAAAAGCGGTGATTCTGGGCACCGACGGGATGCCGATCCATACCCACGTACAGGACGCGCACAATCATACACAGCAAAGCCACAACCATACGCAGCAGAGCCATAACCACACGCAGCAAAGCCACAACCACGGGCAGGATCCGCACTGGCACAAATTGTACTGGCCGTCCGGTGACCGTTACATTTCGCTTTCGGGCTCGAATGGCGGCGGTGTTGCGCGCTCCGGTTACCAGACGGGCTACTCAAGCGGCACCGTTTATGATGAATCGCTGATCGCGATGAACGCGACTGCATCGAACCAGGCTGCCACGGCAACGAACGACGCAGCGACGGCCATCAATAACGCGGCGACGGCTGTGAATATTGCAGCAACGGCAGTAAACCAGAGCGCCGGCGGCGGCGGGGCGCACAACAACATCCAGCCTTCCATCGTGGTCTACATGTGGAAGCGTACAACTTAGGAGAACTATATGGCATTTACCAGTTACCCCTACGTGAGCACGAACGGGGACAGGAAGATCACCGCACAGAATGAAGCCGATCGGTTGAGCCTCGTGGTCGGCAGCGGCGTGGTGTTCGACAACATGGGCTCATTTCTGTGTACGAAATCCGCGCAGCAGATGGGCATCGACGTAGCGGCAGGCAGCGCGATCATCGGGGGCCGGGCGGTCATATCCGATGCCACCGAAACCGTTACGTTGGCTAATGGCCATGCCACATATGCACGTATCGACGTGATTGCGGTCGAGAGCAATACCAATACCGCTGTGCGCGGCGGACGTGTGGTGGTTGTGGAAGGAACCCCGGCAGCATCGCCGGTTGAGCCTTCCGTGTCCTTCGCAGACGGCATATTCCAGATCAAGCTTATGGCAGTGACGGTGCCGCCGGGCGCCACGACGCTTGCAAACGCCACGCTGACCGACCGGCGATCGGCCGCGGCAGGGAAGCACGGCCATGCCATCACGGACATCACCGACCTGGTAAACCAGCTTGCGGGCAAATCCCCGGCAGGCCATGCACACGACGACCGGTACTACACCGAGTCTGAAATCAACGCTGCGCTGGCGCTGAAATCGGCGCTCGGGCATACGCACGACGAACGGTATTACACCGAGGACGAGGTGGACACGAAGCTGGCCGGTAAGTCCGATACCAGCCACAGCCACGACACCCGGTACTACACCGAGTCGGAAGTTGACGCGGCGCTGGCGCAAAAGGCTGCAGCGAGCCATACGCATACGACCTTGGCTTCACTTCGCATCACCGGGGCGCTGAATGCCAACGTGTCGGGCGCGGTGAACACCGTGTTCAACAATACCGGCGCGCCGGGCGTCGACAGCAGCATGCCGCAGGGCACGCTGTACGTGAAATATGTGTAAGGCGGTGAGGAACGATGGCTCAGGTAAGCACACTGCGTTCAAGCGCTGACACGGTCGTTTCGAGTCTGCACCCGGACACGAATTATGGAACGTCCGAAAAGATATTCCTGGGGCGATACAGTGACGGTACGTACCGGGAGATTTATGTAAATTTCGATTTGTCTTCACTCCCGCCATATACGCGGGTAAGCGGCGCGAGCTTAAGCTTACTTCAATACGACGATGAGAACGACTGGCAGACACCGGTAATCCAGTGCGCCGCGACTCTTGCAGGCGGCGCGTGGACGGAAGACGGCCTCGTGCTAAGCAATGCGCCGGGGACTGCGGCTGGCTCGCCGATGGCGTATCACAATGTGCAAGGCGAGGATACGTGGCATGCGTGGGACGTGACCGCGCATATGCAAGCCGTGATGAACGGCTCGATTGCCTGGAATGGGTTTCGCCTGTACTATACGGGTTCATCCGACAGCACCGCGAAATATTTTCGCTCAAGAGAGTACGGAACGGATTATGCGCCGATGCTCAGCATTACATGGGACTATCCGTTTCCTCAGATACAGGTCGGCGGTGCGTGGCATCAGATCAGCGACGCATGGATGAACATCGGCGGCGTTTGGCGGCATGTCACGGAGATACAAGTAAACGTGGGTGGCGCGTGGCGGCCGCTGGGATAAGGGGGGGAGTATATTGCTTGATTTCATATCGAGGTACTGGCTGGAAGCCCTGTTCGGATTGATCCTGACGGGGCTTTCATTTTTGGTGCGAAGGTTATTCCAAGAGGCGAAGAACACCCGCAAAGCGACCAGTGCCGTCCAGACTGGGATCCGCTGCATGCTCCGCGACCGGATTATCCACAGCTATGAGAACTATATTAAACTTGGATACTGCCCGCTGGCGGTGCGGGAGAGCATGGAGGAGATGCATTCGGCCTACAAGGCGCTGGAAGGTAACGGA